GGCTGCAGTCAAAACAAAAAAGAAAGTCCCTGAAAAACAGGGGAATAACAGGGAAGTAGGTTATAAAAAACCACCTGTTGGAAAGCAATTTAAAAAAGGTGTTTCAGGAAACCCTAATGGTAGACCACCTAAAGATTTCGCTTTGAATGATCACATTAGAGAGATTGCTAATAAACCACTTGGTAGGTCAAAAAAAACAATGCTTGAAGCAGTAATAAGCACAGTATATGATGAAGCCTTAAATGGTAACATGACTGCTGTAAACTTCCTGGCAGATAGAATATTAGGAAAACCTGCACAAACATTAGGAGTAAAAGATATTTCAGACGAACCTATAAAGGTATTTGATATTGATGGAATGGAAGATTGATGCCCAAAGAAAAGCAATTCTTCAGGATAAATCACGATATAAAGTTATTTGTAGTGGTAGAAGATGGGGTAAATCATTTATGTCAGTTATTTGGTTATTGCATACACCACTTAAATCCAACGAGAGAAGATGGATTGTTTTTCCTACTTATAGACAAGCTAAAATGGTATCTTGGAGTTTACTCAAAGACTTGTTTGCAGGTAAGCCAGTTAGGATCAATGAAACTGAATTATCTATCACACTTGACAATGGAGCAAAGATTGAACTCAAAGGTGCAGACAAACCTGACTCACTTCGTGGAGTATCAACCACGATGGTAGTACTAGATGAATACAGTTATATGAAAGAAAATGTGTGGGGGGAAATTATACAACCAACATTAGCAGAAACCAAAGGATCAGCATTGTTTGTAGGCACTCCAACAGGCATACAAAATCATTTCTACGATTTGTATGTTAAAGGACAATCAAAAGGAAGTGATTATAAGTCCTGGCAGTTTACCACATTAGAAGGTGGGTTTATTTCGGCAGAAGAAGTAGAGAATGCCAAAAAGAATTTAGATAAGAGAACATTTGAGCAAGAATATCTTGCAAGTTTTCTTACTGCTGCAAATAGAGCAGCATATAATTTTAGTAGAGATATTCATTGTAAGAAAATGGATAAATCTCCACGAATGTTTTGGGGTGTTGACTTTGGGGTAGCAAGTTATATGACTGCTGTCCTAATGTGTGAAAATACACAAGGTGAGGTATATGTGTTTGATGAAATAGGATTACAGAACTCAAACACCTTTGAATTAGCAAAGCTAATGCAAGAGAAAGGCAGAGGATTACCAGTCTATCCTGACCCTGCAGGAAAAGCAAGAACAAGTAATAGCACAAAATCAGATCATAGAATATTGCAAGAAGCAGGGTTTACTGTTATAGCAAAGAAAGCTAATCCAACTCAAAAGGATAGAATGAATGCTTTAAATAAGATGTTAGAAGATGCGACTGGTAAGCATAGACTATTCATTAATCCTAAATGTAAGAACACGATAAGGGATTTAGAATTATGCACAATAGAGAATGGGCAAATACTAAAAACAGAAACCTTATCACACTTTTTAGATGGATTAATGTATCCTATTGAATATCGATATGGATTTAAAGGGCAAGGAACTTCAATCCAATGGTGATGTTTGTACTAGGGCTTTGTGTAGGAATTATCATATCATTTATTGGTGCAATGATGTGGGGTTATCAATTAAGTAAAAAGGAAGATGAATTAAATCAACAACTAATCAAGGAATTTCAAGACAAGTATATGGAAACCCAAGATAATAAATTTTATAAAAGGTATGAATCATGATTATTTATAATTTAACAGAAAAGATGCTACATGACTTGCTTATGGACACCATACAAGAAGGAGTGCAAAAAGAACACGAAGAACGAGAACGATTATTAGATTACTATGAAGGGATCAACCTGGAACAAGACATTAAAGGATATTTCGATAGCGATAGTTTATCTCAAATACCACCAATGTATATCAATTTAGTTCGTGCAATCATTAGTCGTAGAGCATTAGTATACCAGGAATCACCAGTAAGATATAACGATAAGTATAACGAAGTCATTGGAGATTTAGACTCATTCATGAAACAATTTGAGCAACTGACTTATCTATTAGGAACAGAAGCACTCTATACTCATTGGGACGACAATGCAAAGAAACTAAAGTATCGTCCTATTCACTTCTTTACACCATTCTTTAGACCAAACGAAGATGAACCATTTGCTATTATTTATCAAGCAGAAAGCCAATTACAAGCACGAACAGAAGATGCTCAATATATGTTTTGGAGTAAAGATACTGAAGATATGGAAGGAAAACACTTCTGTATATCCTCAAAAGGAAAGATTACTTCGATGATAGAGGGCGATAGAAACCCTTATGGAGATGTCTTGCCATTTAACATAGCACATAGACACCCATACACAAGAGATTTCTTTAGAGAAGGGGCAAGTGATCTTGTCAATGGCATGAGAAGTGTGAATATTATGCTAACTGAATTAGCTTTGCATGGCAGGTTTCAATTAGGACAACCAGTCTTTACAGGATTAGATACTGAACAACGAATTAGTATGGGACAAGATAAAGCATTAGTATTACCTGAAGGTGCTAATTTTAATTATGCAACACCTAATGCGAATGTCCAAGCCATGATTGAATCAACCAAGTACATGGTAGATAGTATTGCACAAGCAAATAATGTCAAGATTAACTGGACTAATTCACAACAAGAAAGTGGACTATCAAAGAAAATGGCACAATTAGATTTAATGGATTCACTTCGTAGTGATACAGAACAAATTTATAGACCATTTGAGAAAGAACAATTTAAGATTGCACAACGAATATGTGAAGTATCAGGTGGGATTAATTTAGGGGATCAATTCAGTATAGACTTTGCTGAAAGAGAAGTGCCTATGAGTCAAGATGAAGAAATCAAATACTATGATTGGGCATTTCAAAACAACATTGAAACAAGACAAAGTTATTTAAGAAAGAAAAACCCTGATTTACAAGAAGAAGAAATACAAGGCATTGTAGAACAGATAGATGCTGAACAACCTTCAGAAGAAGGGTTATTAATTGATGAAATTATTAAGGCACAACAATAATGGCTGATTTAGACTTCTATCAAAAAGATATGGAGAAAATCCAAAAGAAACTTTTGAATAAGATTGAAAAAGTATTAGGTGGATTAGTTGTATTAAATGATGCACAATTAGCAACTGCATTTAAGCAGATTGACTTTGTTGATGAATTAAATAAGTTAGGATTTCCTGCTTTACTTGAAAAAGTAAGAACAACATACAACAAACAAGCAGTAACTGCAATAAGTGGACTGGGTGCAGTTCAACGAAGTAAACAAAGAGTAACAGCAGTTCAAGCAATAGAAGTACTAGCAATTTTAGATCTATCAACCATATCATCAGGTGTAACGAAATATGCCAATGAATTAAAGACTGCTATGTTTAGAGGATTGCTTACTGGACAAAGCTCTAAAAGCATTATGGAAGGATTAACAGCAACCTATGGAGTAGGAAAAGCATTAAGTAGCAAACAACAAGTGATGTTATTGCAAGATAGTTTTGCACGATTTAGTAGAACAACTACTGCGAAGCTATTTCAAGATGTTCCTGAACAAAAGTTTGAATATGTTGGTCCTGACGATGAAGTAACACGAGATGAGTGTCAAACAGGATTAGCAGCAGGGCAAATAACAGCAGACGAAATACCAACACTAACCGATACCACTATGGAAGGTGGGGGTGGATTTAATTGCAGACATGAATGGGTGCCAGTATAATGAAAGCAAGAGATATAGCAAACTTTACAAAAACTAATTGGGGACAATTAGCATCTCATGCAAGAGGATTAATTGTTAAAGACATGAACGATGGTGTCATGCAGAATGGTATCAAACAATATAAATCAAAAGATTATGCAGCACGAAAAGCAACTGGTGCATTAGGAAAATTTAGAAAGAGTGATAGAGTAACCATGTTATTAAGTGGTGAAACAGCAAGAAGAATAAGACCTGAAGGCAAAAAAGATAGAGCAATATTAGTATTTGAAAGAGGCGACATAGTAGATGCCAACGAAGATAGAGGGTATGTCATAGCAGATTTAAGTCCAAAGAATAGAGATAAATCTGTTGATTTCTTGCAAAGAATTGTTGATAGGAATGTAAAGAAGTATGAAAGCAAACCTGTCAAGATTAAAATAGGTAAATAAACATAAGGGGGCAGAATGTCCGAAGAAAACACACAAGTAGTGGAAGAAACAATAGTAGAAACAGAAGCAGTAGCCGAAACTCCTACACAGGATCATAACACAGGCGATTTAATTGCAGAAAGCAAGAAATATCGTCAAAGGGCTCAAACAGCAGAAGCCGAGTTAAAAAAACTCAAAGACAATCAGAAACTTCAAGAACAAAAACAACTTGAAGAAAAAGAGGAGTTCAAAACTTTGTATGAAAGCACAAAAGCTGAAAACGAAGCACTCAAACCAAAAGTCGAAAAGTTTGAGATGCAGGAAAAACAAAGAAGAGAACATTTGCTGTCCCAACTTTCAGAGGAAGATCAAGAAATATATCAAGACTTATCTACAATTAAATTAGAGAAGCACATTGAAAGATTGGGTAACAAAAAAGTGCAAGTAAGTGATGCTAAAGAAGTAACTTCTTCAGGGAAGTTTGCAGGAAACACTAAATTTTCTGATTTATCTGAAGAGGATAGACAGAAAGCAAAGAAGAATCCTAAACTTTGGCAACAGATTGTAGATGGGTATCAAAATTAAGGAGTAAAAAATGGCTGATGGAAATGTAACCACAACCACTGCTGCCAACTTTGTGAAATAATGGAGTTGTAAAACCTTGCTATATGCTGGAAACTCTTTAGAGCCAAAGATACCGACTGCCAAGTCAATAGGTGAAAATTCTTTGGATTAGACAATCAGCAGGGAAGTGGTGGCTCACCCCTCAACGACTATATGCAGGGCATTGAATTTATGAGATTCATAAAGATATAGTCTGGACTTATGTGAGAGCATAAGAAATAATCAGAAATGGTTATTCGCCTTTAATAAGGTCATAAAAGTAACAGAACGATACCTGAACTTTGGAGAGATGCTATTTTAGATTATGCTGAAAGAAAGTTTGATCTAAAAAATAGAGTACTAGATTTCTCTTCAATGCTATCAGGTGGTGGCGACATACTACATATCCCTAAAGTAAGTGAAGAAACTGCAGCTGCTAAATCAGCAGGAACTGCAGTAACTTACACAAACAATACTGATGGGAAAATTGATTTAACAGTTGATCAACATCATTACGAAGCAAAAAGAATTGATGACATCGTGAAGGTTCAAGAATCTGCAGATTTATTCAATGCTTATGCTCAATCAATGGGTTATGCTTTAGCAAAGAAAGTAGAAAACTACATCGCAGTAGATATTCTACAAGCTGCTACAGGTAATGATGTAACATTATCAGCAGATAATACTGCAACTACTGCTTTAGTAAGAAGTGGTTTGCAAAAACTATTAGATGCTGGATATGATTACACAGATGGAGATACATTCTTATATGCTTCTCCAGCATTCTATATGTCATTACTATCTTTAGGCGACTTCACAGAAGCTCAAAAGAGAGGTGATGCTGTTAATCCTAATGTTTCAGGAAAAGTAATCCAAGCCTATGGCATGGATATTATTCCAAGTGTTGACTGGGACGATGATGGTGGAACAGGTGATGAAAGTGCAACTATTTTCAATAGAAATGGTGTGTATTTCGCACAACAAGTAGCACCAAGAGTGCAAAGTGCTTACGATATTGATCATTTAGCAACTTCAGTAGTTGCTGATGTTCTTTTCGGAGCAGTTCTATCTCATGGTGCTTCAAGCACATCACTACCAGTAGTGAATTTCAATAATCCATAAGGATAGTTGAAAACAGGTTAAATATGGGGGTAATTTATTTTACCCCTATATTACCATTAAAAAGTAATTTGGAAGGGAAATAGATGCCATTATACGAATATAAATGCGAGTGTGGAAAGGTTTTTGACTACATACAAGGCATTCATGATGAAAAACTAACGAAATGCCCAACCGAATTTGAATGCAACCCCAACCATAAAGTAAAACGACTCATCAGTAGTCCTACAATTATTTCTGATGATATTGGTAGGGGAGTAAAACGAATGACTGATAAAAAATTATACAAAGAATTGGATATTGATTAATGAGTGCTAACACAAATTTAGGAAACACACCTGTCAATCAGGGATATGTTCAACTGATCCATACTGGAGAAACTGGGGGAATAGATGGAACACTTCGCACTTTATATGATGGTGATGGCACAGCTTCAGACCTACAGATTGCAAGTAATAAAGTTAAAGTATCAACTACACTTTATATTGGTTCAGACACTTTACAAGAATATATACAAGATACAGTTGGTGCTATGTTGGTTACCAATGCAAGTCATACTAATTTATCTGCTGCCTATGATGATGCAGGTGATGGTGCTATTGACTTAACAGCATCAGGAGAAGTAACTCTTACAGGCACACAAACACTTACAAACAAAACTTTAACTGCTCCAACCTTAACTGGTACAACACAAGGGGCAAGTATCACTCTATCAGGAGATTTAACAGTAAATGGAACAACCACTACTGTAAACCAAACAAATTTAGATGTATCAGATAATATTATAGGATTAAATCGTGGGTCAGGCTCTAATGCTAATGATAGTGGTTTAATTATAGAACGAGGTAGCACAGGCGATAATGCTGCAATTATATGGGACGAATCTGCTGATAAATTTACATTAGGAACAACGACTTCTACACCAAGTGCTACTGGTGATCTAACCATATCTACTGGAACACTTGTAGCAACCATTGAAGGAAATGTAACTGGAAATGTTACTGGGAGTGCAAGTCTTAACTTATTAACATCTAATAACTTATCAGATTTGGCAAGTGCTTCTACTGCAAGAAGTAATTTAGGATTAGGTAGTCTTGCTACTTTATCTACTGTGAATGCTTCTACAATTACTGATAATTCAGTAGGGGCAGATGAGTTAAATGTTTCAGGTGATGGATCATCTTCACAATTTTTAAGAAGTGATGGCGATGGCACATTTACTTGGGCAACCCCAACAGATACCAATACCACTTATATAGGTGGAACAAATTTAACATTAGATGGAACGACTTTTAATGTTGATGATGCTTTTTTAATTAATAGTGGTAATG